GGGTAATTTTGAAGTAAATGATTACTTCATTTCATTAATATCATTTAATATATTGGATCAAGTTTCTGGAATTTCCACATCAATTTTTGGTACAATTTCAAATGTAGAAACTATAGAAACTCAGATACAACCTTCAGAAGTTGGAATAGGAACAACGTCTATCGTAAGACTACCTGGAACAACTAGAACATCTAAATTAATAGTTTGTTTGAATAACGATGGAGATATATCTTCAAATTCTTCCAGCTACAAAGAAGTTAGCGAATTTACAATTGTAAAAGATGATAATAATGATGTTAGTATTTTGCAATATGGAAGTATAACAAGTCTTTTTTCAGATTCTATTTTAGACAGTTCTTCATATGATGCATACTATGATAATATTTCAGGTGAAATAGTTTTTGAATTGTCTTCTAATATTTCTATAGGATCAACTATAAATCTAACAACTTGGGCGATTTCACTATCCTCTTCTGGAATAGGATCTACTGAGTTTAAATTTAATAATTCTACTATATTAACATCTTATACAGAAATTCCATCCTCACCAACACCAGGAATTTCAACAATATCTACACATTCACTCAATTATCCTGGTTCATATTATATTGTTTCTGTTGGAGACACTACTGGTAATAACTATAGAACATCTGAAATTAATCTCCTTGTAGATGATAATAATGATTGTCTTCTTTCCGAATTTGGATTAGTGGAAACGGGTGATAGACTATGTTCATTTGGAGCAACTGTTAATGGATCTAACGTCGATTTACAAATAATTCCCGAAGAAAATGTTGGATTGGAGGTAAGAGTATTTTCAATTTCTGTTGGAATAGCACATGAATTTGTAGATCCAGATTCACTTACTTTCGATAGTTTAGATATTTCTGTTAGAAATGAGGAATATATTGGAACTGAAAGGGATGTTAGAAAAGAATTTGATCTATTCTATAAAACTAACCCAATATTTGAAAGAGTTCTCAATCCACAAGACACTAAAAACCTCAGTATTGTAGAAAATAGATTTATTTCTATACCAAATTATTTTGTTACTGGTGAAGAAATAGTTTATGATTCATCTTTAGGGTCTCCAATTGGAATTGCAACAACTACAATTTCAGGAATAGGAACGACTGATAAGTTACCATCCAAGTTATTTGCGGTTAGAATAGATGAAAGATCATTTAGAGTTGCTGCAACTGCAGAAGATGCTCTAAAATTTAGACCAAATGTACTAGAAATAACTTCCAGTGGTATTGGAACTATACATAAATTTACCTCAACAAAACAAAATAATAAATCTCTAATAAGTATTGACAATATTATACAAAGTCCAGTCGTATCAACATCAACAACGACACTTTTAACTTCACCAATTAAACTAAAGGATGTACGTATCCAAGTTGAAGATAGTAGTTTATTTGAAACTGGAGACCTTGTAGGAATTGATGATGAAATTTGTAAGATAAGAACAGTAGGGTTTGGAAGTACAAATACGATTTTGGTGGATAGAAATGTTTTAGGATCAGGCATTTCAACACATACCTCAGGATCTTTATTCACAAAACTTCTTGGAGATTATAATATCTCAAGAAATACACTATTCTTCAAAGATGCTCCATATGGAAAAACCCCAAGATCAAATCCAGATTCAGAATTCCCAGATGAAATTGACTGGACTGGAATAACTACTAGTTCAAGATTTAGTGGAAGAGTATTCTTAAGATCTGGTGAGGTTGATTCTAATGAAGAAACTTATACCGAAAACTATATTTTTGATAATATTTCCGAACAGTTTAATGGCATAGATGAAAGTTTCAAGCTTACTTTAGGTGGACAAGATGTAACTGGAATTTCAACATCTAATGTTGTAGTTCTACTTAAGAATATACTACAAATACCCAAAAATAGAGATATAGTTGACACTAGAGGAAATTATACTGTAGTTGGCACGGGAACAGATACTAGCTTAGTTTTTGATAGAGGAAGTAGTGTAGGTTCTATAGATGTCAATACTACTAATCTTCCAGTTGGTGGTATTATAGTATCACTTTCTTCTAGAGGTGGTACTGGATATCAGACACTGATTTCTGCTGGAGCAACAGCAGTAGTTTCTTCTGCAGGAACAATACAATCTCTAAGTATTGGAAGTACCGGTTCTGGTTATAGAAAGCAATCAAAATATCAAATATTTTCAAATACGACTCAAAATATTGGTTCAGGAACTACTATAATATTCATAGAAAATAATGAATCTGTATTGAGAAAACTAGAATATGCTTCTAGTAGCACTATTGATATTGGAGAATTAATTAAAAATGCTCCTATAGTTGGATATTCTACAAATAGAGTATTAATAGGTTCTGGATCAACCTCAGGAATCGATATTCCATCTGGATCTTCAGTTCTTATAAGCATAAATGATCCATCATCAGCATTAATTGATATTGAAGTTACTTCGTCTGATAGCGATTCACCAGTTCATTTAGGATTTACAACTTCTAAAGATGGGTATATAGAAACCAATGCAATAATAACAAATCCAGGAACATCATATACCAATTTCCCATTAAAATTTGAGACTACAACTTCATCTATTGTTTCTATAGGAAGCACTATAATACCAGTTTCTTCACTTGGAAATGTTGATGTTGGTGATTATATAAGTGTCGGTTCTTTACCACTAACTCAAATTGTTGGACTTGGAAGTACTTCGGTTTTAATCTCAACCTCAAGTACAATTTCTTCATCAATATCCTCAGGTGAAATTGTAAAAATAAAAGAATTTAACCCACCTAATATCATTTTCCAACATCCCCTGTCATACGAAAATCTACCACTAACATATAGTTCATCTGCACCATTTGGTATAGGAATTGGGACAAATGCATTTGTTGATATTATAGTTGGACAAGATGGTGAAATATTTGATTTTGATCTGGTTAAAACTGGTTATGGATATAAAAAAGGTGATGTTTTAACTATAAATGTTGATAGTGAAAGTCTATCTGGAATACCTACGGATACTTCAAAAGTTTTCGAAGAATTCCAAATAGTAGTTGATGAAATTTATAATGATAAGTATTCTGCATGGTCTGTTGGTGATATCTTAGTTTTAGATCCATTTGATGATTTATTTGATGGAAGAAGAAAAACTTTCCCAATAAGCATAAATGGATTCCTAAAATCTCTAAGAGCTAGAAGAGGTTCAAACATTGAAATTCAAGCAACATTACTGATAGTAATTAATGAAGTTTTACAAGTTCCAGGAGAATCTTATACTATTGCAGGTGGAAGTATAATTACATTTAAAGAAGCTCCTAAGTTTGGTGATAAATCCTATATTTTATTCTATGCTGGAACCTCCAGTGTAGATATTAGAGATGTTGAGGTTGAACAAACAATAAAAGTGGGTGATACAGTTCGTATCACATCAGATGATATTCTGTTAGATCAAAATGATCGAACCGTATATTCCATATTATCTTCCGATATTTTCTCAACCAATGTTTATAATGGACCTGGAATAAGTTCTACTGCTGTCAGATCACTAAATTGGTGCTTACAAAGTGAAGACAAGATAATAAATGGGGAAAAAATATCTAAAGATAGAGAAACTTATGAACCTTCAATATTCCAAACAACTAAATTACTGCAAGGTATTGGTGTTGGATCTACTGAAGCATTTGTTGAGTCTATAAGTACACTTTTCAATTCTGCATTTGAAAATACTTCTTCCACATACCAAAATAAAATAAAGATCATTTCAAATGAAGTTTTGGTTGGAGCATCTGCTACTTGTAATGTATCTGCAGCAGGAACAATTACATCATTTAATATTAGTAATTTTGGATCCGGTTATTCTGAAGCACCTAGTGTTACAATACAAAGTCCAGTGGGAATTGGAACTAGTGGTCGAGCAATTTGTTCTTCTAATATAGTTGACGGAAAATTATCTTCCATAGACATAATAAATCCCGGTATAGGTTATACATTAGGACCTATATCTAATTTATCAATAATTAGTTCTGGATCAGGATATCCGACAGGATTGAATACTTCAAAGGAAAATAATATTTTCTATGGTGCTAAATTGAAGTCCTTAGATGGAAATGGATTTGGAGCATCTGTTAATATTGGCATAGAAAATAATTCTATCAATTATCTCGAAATAGTCTCTGGCGGAAATGGGTACTTTAATGGTGAGAATGTTTTTGTTGATGTTTTTGATAATGAAAATCTAAAAGATGCTCAAAGAAATACTTTATTAACGGAACCAGCAATATTTGAGGTTGGTGGAGTAGAATCTCCCTTGGTTTTAATTTCTCCACCAAATTCACCAGTAGAAATTATTGAAAATGTTACATATCAAGGAGATTATGGAGTTATTGTTGGAATGGGAACAACTGGGACACTCTTTTTCTTAGATTTGCTAATTCCATATGATTCTCCATTAAGAGATTCTAATGTTGGATCCTCTAAAACTTTATCTGGAATACAAACTGGATATTATTTTGTTGCTAAAAATACAAATTTGGGTGATGGATCAATTTCATTAAAAAATGATGACAGTTTGATTGGAATTGGAACCAGTTGTTTTGATAATGTATATCAGGTATTTGATAGAATTGATATAGAAAGAGATATTCCTGGAATTGGAGTAACTTTTGTAAGTAGAATTACAACAAAAGTTCAAGATTTATCGACGGTCGCATTCCCAGACATAGCTTCTTTTGACGATGATGATTTTACTTTCGATTCTACAATACTTACTTGGGATAACCATGCACTTGATAGTAGAATATATGGCGAATATAGTTGGGGAAGAATATCAATTCCAAGAAGAGGTAATCCATTAGAATTCACTGCCTATACAAATAATGGTGTCGCTGGACTATCAACAAATCCATCAATAAGCAGATTGAATCCTTTAAGATTTAGAAACTACATTTAATTTTTATCAAATAAATATAAAAAAAAGCAATAGAAATGTCTAAGTCATTAATCAGTACTGGAATTAATCCCAATGATGGGAATGGTGATACTTTATTGGCAGGAGCAAGTAAAGTAAATTCAAATTTTAATGAAATTTACTCTGCTTTGGGAAATGGAACCGATATTAATATTGGTGTTGGAAAGACAGTAATTTCAACAAATACATTGGGAAATGTTGGTATAGGAACCACAAATTCATCACAAAAACTTACAGTTCAAGGAAATATTTCAGCAACTGAACTTTTAGCCTCTTCAATGGTTTTATCCGGTATAGGGACAATACCTACTTTGAAAGGAACTACTCTGAACTATGTCGTAGGAAATATAGTTTCTGGGGTAGTTACTAGTATCAGTGGAAGTACTTTAAACTATAGTGGAATTGTTACTGGAGGTTCTTACAGAGTAGGAAGCAACGAAGTTATCAGTTCAGCAAGACAATTAAAAAATATTGCTTCTATAGATAGTGTCACTAAAGCAACTCTAGAAAGTTCTATACAATTATCACCAAACAACTTTACTGATTTAAATGTAACCGGAATTTCTACATTAACTGGTAATGTAAGTTTTGGTTCTTCTGCTTTCTTTGGTGACAATGATAAAATTAATTTAGGTAATAGTAATGATTTACAACTTTATCATGATAGCACAAATAGTTTCATTCATGAAGTTGGTACTGGTTCTTTAAATATAAGAGCCGATGGAACTGGTGTTAATATACAAAAAGTCAATGGTGAAAATTTGGCAAGATTCTTATCTGACAATAGTGTAGAACTTTATTTTAATAATAGTAAAAAATTACAAACTAGTGGTGTTGGAGTAACTGTTTTTGGAACAATAAATTCTCAACAATTAAATGTTACTGGAGTATCAACTTTTGCCGGGATCACTACGATTACTGGAACGACGTTATTCTCAAAACAATTAAATGTTTCTGGGGTATCAACATTTACCGGTAATGTAAGTTTTGGCAATTCTGCTTTCTTTGGTGACAATGATAAAGTTAATTTAGGTAATAGTAATGATTTACAACTTTATCACGATGGTTCTGATAGTTATGTACATGAAGTTGGCACTGGTTCTTTAAATATAAGAGCCGATGGTACTGGTGTTAATCTACAAAAATTAAATGGCGAAAATCTAGCAAGGTTTTTGGCAGACAATGCTGTAGAACTTTATTTTGATAATGTCAAAAAGTTTGAAACTAAAAATTCTGGGGTTAGCATAACTGGGCAATTAGAAGTTTCTAGCAATTCTTTAATATCTGGAATAACTACAGTTGGTCTTGCAGCAACTTCAACACCACCATCAAACTCTCAACTTTCTTTTGAGTTAACATCTAACACTAATTTGAGAATAAAGGTTAGAGGAACTGATGGTGTTCTTAGAAGTGCAGATATCACTCTATCTTAAATAATAGAAGTATTCTAATAAATAGAAAAATAAAACAAAAAAAATGTCAGCAATTATAACTGATCAATTCAGAATATCAAGTACTTTAGACTTTGTTGATAAAGTAAAAAATTCTGGTAATAATTATTATCTGTTTATAGGTCTATCTAATCCAGAAGACTTAGATCCCGACTGGAATACAAATCCACCAGCATTCAAAGATTGTTTTAATGAAGAAAACAAAATTTGGGAAACCATGTTTTCTGTTAAAAGGATATCGTCGGAAGACGTTAGACCAGTTATAAAAAAATATCAGTGGGAATCTGGAATTACATATGACATGTATCATCATAATATCAATCGTGATAATCCATCATATGCTTCAGAATCTTTAAGTTTATACTCTTCAAGATATTACGTAGTTAATAAAGATTTTAGAGTATATATTTGTTTAAATAATGGTTATGATCCACAAAATACCAATGGAAGACCATCCTTGGATGAACCAACATTTGTTGATTTAGAACCTAGATCAGCAGGAGAAAGTGGTGATGGATATGTGTGGAAATATCTATATACAATAAACCCCAGTGAGGTTTTAAAATTTGATTCAACCAATTATATTCCACTCCCAACTGATTGGTTTACATCAGAAAATTATAAAGAAATAAGAGATAATGCTTTACCTAGTAGTGGCAGTGGTCAGATAAAAACAATTATATTTAAAAGTTCAGGACAACAATTAGGAACACCCGGAACATATACTAATATACCAATTTTAGGTGATGGTCAGGGTGGAGTAGCAGCAATAGTTGTCGGTGAAGATGGAAAAGTTGAAAGAGTATTTGTTACTGATGGTGGGAATGGATATACTTATGGATCTTTAGACTTGTCAAATAGTGGGTTAAATTTATCTAATCCACCAACATTTGAAGTCATAATACCACCAAAAGGTGGTCATGGTGCTGACATTTATAGAGAACTTGGATCAAGAAATGTTTTAATTTATTCTAGATTAGAAAATGATATTTTAGACCCAGATTTTATAGTCAATAATAAAATTTCTAGAATTGGAATAGTACAAAATCCAAAATCATTTGATTCTGAATCTTTATTATCAAAATCTAAGGCTAGTGTTGTTGGAGCTCTTAAATTAAATATAGCAAGAAATCCGGACATTGTTGTCAATGAAAATGAAATTATAACCCAAAATATTGGAGTTGGGGTAACAGTAGTGGCTAGAGTGGTATCATATGATGATATAACGGGAATTTTAAAATATTGGCAAGATAGAAATAACTATGGATTTACTCCATTTTCAAATAATTCACCACTATCTTCAGAATATGGTCTAGAAAAAATTTCTTTCAATTCTTCAAATGAAATAATATTTTCATCATCGCTATCATCGGTTGAAATCGACAATACATTTTCTGGCAGCACATTGTCTATAAATAACAATACCTACTATTTGGGGCAAAATTATCAAAATGGTTTAGCAAATCCTGAAGTTGCCCCTTATTCGGGAGAAATAATTTATGTTGACAATAGACCTTCTATAACTCGTACATTAAATCAAAAAGAAGATATTAAGATCATTTTGCAATTCTAACTACTATGCCACAAGATACGAACCTCAACGTTTCACCTTATTTTGATGATTTTGATCGCCAAAAGAATTTTTATAAAGTTCTTTACAAACCGGGATTTCCTGTTCAAGCTAGAGAATTAACTACATCACAAAGTATTCTCCAAAATCAAATTGAACAACTTGGTACTAACATATTAAAACCTGGATCTGCCGTGACTGGTGGACAAAGAACTTTTTTCGACTCTTTCACTGGTGTTCAACTTCAAAGAATTTATCAAGGAATAGATGTTGATACTTATATCAGTAGGTTGGTTGGAAAAAAGATAGTAGGAAGAGATTCCAAAGTTTCCGGTGTTGTTAGATTTGTACTGTCGGCAGAGTCTTCACCAACAGGAAATCCCATATTATATGTTTCTTATCAAGAATCATCTCTACAATCAAGTCAAAACAAATTTAGTGATGGAGAAACCTTAACAACTACTGAAGATTTATCATTTACTGATGAGGGCATTACTGCTATTCCATCCGGATCTGGATTTGCATTATCTTTAAGTCAAACTTCCGACATTGTAGGATCTGCATTTGGAATACAGAAGGGCGTATTCTTTATTAAAGGGTTTTTTGTAGACGTAGAGGAACAACTCGTATTATTAGATCCTATTGGAAACAAGCCAACATATTCAGTTGGTCTAAGAATTTTTGAAGAAATTATTACATCTGATGAAGATAGTTCATTAAATGATAATTCTAGAGGATTTTCAAATTTTGCAGCTCCAGGAGCAGATAGATTAAAAATAACAGCTACTTTAGAAAAAAGAGAGATATCACCAACTTATCCTTCAGATTATATTGAACTTTTTGAAGTTAAAAGTGGAATCATACAAACTTTAACCAAAGATACCCAGTTTAATGTCATTGGTGATGAGTTGGCAAGAAGAACATTTGATGAGTCTGGAAATTATTATATTACTCCATTTAAAGTTTCTATTGAAAATTCACTTAATGATTTTAAAGGAAGTCAAGGTCTTTTTGAAGAAGGGGTAAAAACTTTTAATAATAATGATCCATCAAAAGAATTAGGAATATATCAAATATCTCCAGGTAAAGCATATGTTCAAGGATTTGAAATAGTAGTACCGGGAAATAAACAGATTGATTTTGCAAAACCAAGATCAGTTAAAACTCTGACAAATCAAGGAATTTATTATAATACTGGATCTACACTTAAATTAAATAATGTATATGGCATACCAAATATAGGTATTACTACAACAACATATATCAGTTTAAGAAGTGAAAGACTGGGTGACTCTAGATTTAATGCTACAGGAAAGGAAATTGGAGTAGCTAGAATTTATGATATCGCTTTAGAATCTGGATCTTATGATGCACAATTTTTGAGTGCTAATCAATGGGATTTATCTTTATTTGATATTCAACCATTTACCGATCTAAATTATAATACACCAATATCACTATCAGTACCAACACATATTAAAGGAAAGTCTAGTGGTGCTGTAGGATTTTTAAGATATGATGTCACAAATTCCGGAATTATAACTGCATACAATGTTTCTGGAAAATTTTTACCCGGAGAAAAATTAATTTTTGATGGGATAGAAAACGTAGGAATTACTACTTTAGTTACTGAGTATAAAATTGATGATGTAAAGTCCGTTTATTCATCTGTTGGTACTGGAATCACATTTTCCGCTGATGTTATCCAAGGAGTTGCTTTTAATACCGGAACTGTATCGATAACGGCAGTTTCTCAAAGTACTGGAATTTCAACAATATCCTCTAGTACCTTTGAGTTCTTTAAATTTGCTAAGTCAGATGATGTTTTATCCTTTACCAATCCAGAAAATAATTTATTAACTTATGCAAAAGTAATAACTTCAAGTTCAAATAATGTTGAAGTAGTAGGAGTAACCAGTGTCTCTGGTGTTGTGTCCGGATCTCTTCCAGCATCAGCAACTAGTTTAAGTAATGTATCAATTTTAAAAACTAGATATCAAGGATCTGTTGATGATACTTTATACACAGTATTACCAAATGATAAAATTTCTTCAGTAAATTTGGAAAGTTCTTCTGTTAAAATTAGAAAACAAATAAAAGGTTCAATAGTTGATGGTGCATTTACTACACCAGTCTTGCCAGAAGATCAAACATTTGATTTCTTTGATGAAGAAAGATATTCTTTAATCAGGTCCAATGGAGAAATAGTTGCTATATCAGAATCAAATTTCACAAACATATCTTCAAATTCCAGGCAGATCACATTAACTGGATTAGGTGCAGATGGCAATGCAACTTTGACTGCTACTGTTAAAAAACAAGTTTTAACAAATAAAACTAAATTATTAAATTCTGTAGAATCGGTAGTTTTTAATAAATCAAAACTTTTGGGATCTGGAACAAATGTTGGTGCGGGAGACACTACACTTAACGATGGTCTTGAGTTTGGAAATTTCGCATATGGAACAAGAGTACAAGACCAAGAAATATGCTTGTTATATCCAGACATAACAAAAATATATGGTATTTTCCAATCGACAACAACATCAGATCCCATTCTACCTCAAATAATATTATCAGGTTTTTCTGGACCATCACAAAATACCTCAGATTTAATTAATGGCGAAGAATTTATAGGCTGTCTCTTATACACATCTCCGAGCCCACGAGACGTAGAGGAATCT